TTGTTGTAATTTCTCTTTGTTCACGAAGTTGCTTTAAACCAATATTGCCAACTTCTGCTGATTCCATTAAAAATCCCATTTTATTAAGGTTTTAAATTTTTTTAAATTATTTTTTTGCCTCTTTTTTCCATGCTTTCAATTAACGCTTTCATTCTTGGAACGTTAGTATAAGCAGTTTTTTCTTTTACTTCATCAAGTTTTTGCTTTGAAGACGGTTGTATAGAAGCCGATACCTTGTTTTCAAAACTTTCTGTGAGTGTTTTCTTACCTACTTTCATTTCTGTCATAAGGTTCTTGTACACATTCACTGATGATGTAATACCATCAACTTTTTTAAATTCGTTGATAATTTTTACTTTGTCTTCCTGTGTTAATGCCAATTCTTCATTTACCAATAAATTGTTAACATGAGATAAATTGGTGTTGAACACAGCCATTTCTTTTAACTGACTGCGATATTTGCCGATAACTGTTTGATAGCCTTCGACCAACTTGCTTTTAGTTTCTTTATCTTTTTTAGCTTCGTTTAACTTCTTAGTCAATTTCTTGTTCTCTTCAATTAAACTACTAATCTTTTTCTCTGTTTCTGTTTGCAGTCCTGAACGCATTTTGTTAACTGCTGCAGTGCTCTTATAAGGAACACCGGGGATGTTTGAAGAAGGAACTTTTTTCATATTTCCTAAAGTCTGTGTAAGACTTTCTTCAACTGGTGCTTCATTTGCACCTAATACTGCATTAATATCTTCTTCGGTGATTTCACTAAGTTCATCGATCATTGCTGTGGTCGGTCCGCCAGCATTTACTTTGTTAGCTCCCTGTCCACCATTATTTTTTTGTTCTTCCATGCCGAATTCATCGATCATAGGTTGAGTAGGTCCGCCCGGATTTACTTTGTTTGCACCTAATCCACCATGTTGTTTTTGTTCGCCAATGCCAGCCTCACCAATCATTTTATTAAGTTTATCTCTCATTTCAACGAGTTCATTATAAGCAATACCGCCTTCTTGTCCACCCTGATTTGGAGCAACATTTGCTGCAGAAACTCCTTGGAGTTCTTCAGCCATATTGCCCATATTTGCAATTTCTTCTTCGATCTGTTCCATTGTAAGAAGTTCATCCATCGGTTGTGCTCCATCTAATGACTGGTTAGCACCAGTTTGATCAAGTTCTGATAAGTTAAAATTTTCTGAAACGTCCTTTTTTGTGTTTGCTATTGGTTTGCCAGAAGTCGGACCTACAAGTTTTTCATTATAGATTTTTCCTTTTTCAGCTTCGCCTTTACCTTGATTTGGTGTTGCACTTTCAACATCGCCCATGAAATCTTTTTCACGTTCTTCGTCAATTTTCTTAGCACCCTTTGCTTTTTCATCAAATGGGTCACCCTTACCAACAGTATCAGTGATTTTTACATCTTCAGCTACTTTTTGTACACCTTTTGGTTTTTCAGCAAATGGTTTACCACTGCCAACAGTTTCCTTAACAACCTTAACAGGTTCTTTAGTTAAATTTTTCATATCAGATTCTTTATTTGTTTCAGCACTATCTACATTAGATTCTTTTGCCGATTTATTTTTATTTAATTCTTCTTTCAAAATATTGCCGAATTCCCTTGGGAAATCTTCAGCCAATCTTTTTTTAGCATTAGCATCAGCAGCCTGTTGGATATCTTTCATATCAATTAAGGCTTCCTTGATTATCGATTTTCTTTCCTCTTTCATATTATTTTATGTCGTGTGTCTAATACTATAATTTTTATATAAATACATTATTTTTATCAAAAAGCATAAATTTTAATTAAAACATCTTTATTTTTCTTGCTTTTCTCGAAATAAATACTTACATTAAGCCGTTTTAAAATCCATTATAACAAGAACTTATTAACAGCAGTCAATATTTTATTATCTTCTTCCTTAAGATAAATACCATTTTTCTTCACATATTGCTCACCAAACTTAACACCAGATTTTTCTGGAAAAAGATACCCACCCGGAGTGCTTGGTGTCGCAACTAAGTCAAAACCAATAAGTTCAAAGTCATTCTGAACAAGGTTTTCACCGCTTATTTCTTTAAGTGTACCAACTCCACGAGAAGATATGCCTAATTTTATTTTATTTTGCAGATAAAGAACGATCTTATCACCAACCACGGAAACAACACCATAACGAATGTAACCCGGAGATACGATGATTTTTAATTTTCCATATAATACATTTGCTTGTTCACCTTCACCCCACCACATTTTTACAATCATGTGTGAAATGTTCTGCAATGAAATGATACTACTATCTGGGTGATCGGCTTCTGATACGGCACTGTTAGTGTTAACCAATTCTTGGTATGCATTAACCTGTGGTACTAAAACATCTTTCGGATATATACGACCATTCTTATTCTTAACTCCCCATTTCTGTAAAATACAGTTGATTAAAACAGGTTCGTTTGGTTTAAGTTCAAAATTTTCATTGAGAATATCTTTGTTAATTTCCGAATTAATAAAACCAGCATCTGATTCTATAAGAATCCCAAATCCTACCTCACCTTTTTGTAATATTTTGCTCATTTTTATAAAATATTTTTATTGAGAATATTCCCAAACATATCCTCCTGCTGTCTTTTTTCTTCCATTACAAACATCTGAAATAGTACAACGATTAATTTTTAATTCTTTAGATGCGATTGATACTCCCTGCCAAGGTTTAATTAAATTTCGATTTAAATCTAATTGTACTACACTCCTATATTTTTTTGATGATTCTATTCGTGCTTTACCAAACATTGGATTATTATCACCCATCTTAGATATTGCCATCTTAGATATTGTTTTTTCACTATGCCTTCTATTAGTTGCAGAAATTCTCATATTTTCTATTGTTTCTGCAGAAAACATTCTGTTTTTTAATTTTTCTGAAATTTTTGCATTAACAATCGGACCTAAATTACCACCAATACCTCCATTTGCTATATTGGTTAAATCGAAACCCCATGTTTTTACTGTATTAATCCAATAATTTTCCCAAAACCCACAATCTTTTATAGATATAACATCAAGAACTTCAACAATAGGTTTTAAGTTTCTATTTAATAATGACTTAATCCAGTTATTTTTATGTGTAGTACTATATTTACATTTTTTTATATGTTCAATTAATCTCAAATTTGGATTATCTGATTTTCCCACATATCTAATTTCATTGGTAATTGGGTCAGATAATGAATATATATATGTTAATCCCGTTTCGCCTCTCTGTAATATTTTACTTTCTTGTAACAATATCCTATTCATGTTAAATATCTTTATATATAAATAGTTATGATAACTATTTTAGCTCAACGGCTACATTAGGTTTTTCTGGTTGCATTACTTTTTCTCGAACATCTTCAATGTTTTCGATGAATATGCGAATTTCTATTTCTTTTATTATGTTGTTAATTTGCATATTAACCTCTTTAAGTTTATCCAGTTTGTTGTTCATAATAAATAAGATTATTCTTTTATTGTTAATTTTTCTACTTTTTCTTGGATTACACCAAGTATTTTCAGTATCTTTTCCGAATTAGATTTATCGAGTTTATCGCTTAAATCCAATAAAGTAGAAACACCATTCAAAACATGTAAGGTTTCTTTCTCAGATTCCATCCACTGACGTGTTCTTTCTTCTTCACGTTTTAACATATCCAGTCTTATTTTTTCAATTGCGTCTGAATGCTCTTTTCTGAGCATGTCAATTTTTGCAATATGTTGCTGTTGCATTAATTTTATTTCAGCATTTCTATTTCTTAATATCTTCATAAGAGCATATGTCATGTATATAAAAAATGCAATACATAAGCCAATCATGCCTATTATTATATATTGGTGTAAGAGTGTTGCTGACGAATTTGCTATTTGTAACAGTACCATTTAATAGTTTTTATATAAATAGTCCAGATAACTTGTTTGATACTTTAAATTGTATGTTTTTTATCGGCACGTATTTATAGTAAAATCAGAAGAATGGCAATTGTAAATAACGGAAATATCATATTACTTGACCCTAACGATGTGAATACTAATCCAAGTATGGTTAATAGCATCCCACAATATCAGGATATGTTCATATATGCAGAATTAAGAGCAGTAAGAAAAGGCAGAACAGTATTGGAAACATCAAGCGAACAAGGCAACGGTGGCAACATACTGAAAACTGGAATGGAAGACTTTACTGAAGTTAACTTTCTTGGCACAGATCAAAATAAAACCAGCCCAAATTACAATAGCTTTACTACGAGATATTATGACGGCAGTAACGGTAACAACATCCAGTATGAAGGATTTGGTATGAGCAACATTAAGGTTATTATTAATTCATCATTTATACCACAGGTGAGTATTCAATTTATTGACGTAAGAGGTCTGGCATTCTTCAATCGCACAAATTCTCCTTATAGAATATTGTTTGATTTTCCACCACCAATCTTTTATCTTACAATTAAAGGATATTATGGTAAATCATTGAAATATAAATTACATCTTGTTAAATATACTTCTGAATTTAAAGCAGAAAATGGTAATTTTATTATTGATGCTCAATTCGTTGCAGTCACTTATGCTCCACTAACAGACATTTTGTTCAGATATGTTGTTAACTTTCCGTTGATATCTCCAACAAATACTGGTATATCATTAAATGCAAATCCAAATACACGTCCAGAAAATACATATGCTTTAATATTAAAGTTAAAAAATTTATATGATGAAATTTCGAAAGAATTAAAATCGCTTCCACAAACACAGAAATACGACACTACATTAAATCAACTTGCAAAAAATGCGTCAACACAAGCAGTAATTGGCGACTATAATAGTAAATTGGCAGAAAACGGTAATTCATATTTATTAATGGTAGACGTTGCACCGTCAGATAATAAACAACATGAATTTTCATTGAATGATTTGGTTTATAATAGTAGTAATCAGCAAGTACCTATTGCAGAAAAAAACGTAATTACCATCACGACATTTAATGATTATAATGCTTATATTAAGTCATTAGCAATACCTGCACAATCATTAGATGTAAGCAAAAGATTATACGTGGTATATGCAACAGGTAAAATAGATCAAATACCATACACAGGAGTTGAAGATAAATCTACAATTGCTAAATTATACATGGATGGTTATAAAAATGAATTATTGAATAGTTATAAAGAAACTGGCGTTGCAAACAGCAATATTGGCATAGACAGCGTGAAATTCAGTAATCAATATGATGTAACAACATTCAGTAATAATAAGCCATCTACCATATATACTGGTATTGACATTACTAATCTTTATGTGAAATTATATAAAGAAAAAGATTCTTTAACTAAATCAAAAGCTACTCTTAGTAACACTATCAATGGCATTATCAACAATATGATAATGAAAAATCTTGGTATGATGCCAACAATTTACAATATTTTTGAAATACTTCTTAATGACGTTGATACATTCTTTCAAAAAGTTAGAGACGTATCAGCCGAAGCAGAAAGACATCATAACAACCCAGATTTTAATAAAACAATACTTGGCACTGCACCAAATCAATATGTAGATATAAATTCACAAGCAACTTCAAATCATATTTATTCATTTCCATTGGTAATTGACAAACAAAACGTTACTGGTGGTCAGAGAGAAGTAAGAGTTGCACCAACTAATTTAAGTAAACTATTACCAAAACCATTTCCTGAACTTACATTAATAAGTGATTTTATTGATACGTTCAATAAACAGAAAGAATTTAGTGAGATCATGAATGCAAAAAATCAAATGAATGATGATGGTACATACAAATGGATACCAGTTTCACCGCTTGATTCAAAACTTGGCAGTGACGATACCAAATCCGCATATACAGGTCCGTATTACGGTGTGGACACCACTGACGGTGGCACTGCTATGCCAATTAATGTGAGTAATGATAATAGACTGCAACAAGTAATTAAAATAATGCTTGATAGATTTTATATTTTATCACAAAGTTCATATCCTTCAAGTTTTTATGATACTGACAAAAAAATCAGTAAAGCATATGTTGAATTTTTTGCAAAATCTGAAGCAGCTAACTTGGCAAACTCAATGACTGAAACAAAATATGCAAGCAACATAAAAGACAATGCTAATAAATTTACAAATAGCGTAGATAGTTTCTATACCTTTTTGAATACTCCAGCAATGAAAGATCACTATGCATTCACTCCTATCGAAAGAGAATCATTTCCATTAGCTGGTGATGATCTTCAAGGAACTGTCGCATATACCAATAAAAATAATTCAAACTATCAAGGCAGCATCGTAAAAGACGAAAAGATTGAATTACAAACATTTAGTGACGATAAATCATCAACAAAACCTGTCGATAAATTTCAAAACGGAGTTTTAAGAGGTCTATTTGGAAACATATTTTTAGGTAGAGAACATCAAAGTTTCTATAATTTTACAAATGAAAATTTACTATATGTTGCTGATCAATACAGTAAAGACGGAAAGATTGACACAGACAAAGTAATTACAGATAATCAAGGTGTTAATATTAATACAAGATTCTTGGATTCAAATGCGTTTGGTACAGGATATTCGAGTTTAAATCCATATGGTCAATCAACAGAAGACATGAAAATTCAACCGAGTACCAAATATATTGCACCTTTATTGGCAAGCGGAAACACATATTTTTATCAAATTGGTGGATATGTTAAAAGTGATGCTGCAAGTTTAAGAAATTTTGATAATATCATTAATCCTTGGATATCACAATTATCAGAACATGATGATCAAATTTATAACACAATAATTAGTGGTACTAATCCGTTATACAACCAGAAATTAAGTGCCTTGATGTTTTTATCTAATTATGGTTATACTCTAAGTCCGTTTAATCAATATCCAAATAGATTAAATCCATTGCTATTCACCATTGCAGGGGTTTTAGAAACACCAAAATACTTACCCGCATATATTGGCGCATTATTAACGGCAATTGAAGGTAGCGATACAACATTTACAACACAAACAATAACTGATTTTTTCACCACTGGCGAAGGAAAGGTTTTAGACAGTTTAGGACTGTTTATCTTTGCTGATATTCATGACATAAATCATTATTTATCAGCAAACGATAAAGCAATATATAAAGCTCAGTTTGATACATTCATGAGTCAACAATACACTTCAATATTAAGTGGTGTTCAGGGATTATATTCTGACGTAAAGGACAGATTAATTAATCAAAAGATCGTAAAATTTCTTTCATATAAATATTATTTAGACCCAAAATCAACAGAAAATGGTTCTGGCTTCAGGTATTATGAAATTCTTTCACCTATGATCACCAGAACAAATATTGTAAATTATAGCGAATCAACATTTAGTACAGGCGCAACAAAGGTCGGTTATACATCACTTCAAACACTAAATGCTAATACTGGAAATACAAAAATAAAAACAATTAATGATTCTTTCTTTAAGATATTTTTTGCTGAACTATTGGCAAATATAAACACAAAACAAGATGATCTTAAAAAAGAAGAAGTGGCACAACAAAAACTAAAAGGTGATGAGGACATTATAACACAAACATATTATTCATTTAAAAACATTAACGACAAATGGCTTACAAATCCTGATGGAGCTAACACTAAGGGTTATCCATCAAATGAAAATAATAAAAGACTAATCGATTCATTTGCATTTGTTGACAGAGCAATGAATCCAATTGGTAATACTATATTGAATTGTGAAATTCTTTCACAAATGCTTGAAGACCCGAACATTTCAATATTTAGTGTGATATCACAATTATTATCATTGAATGGATTTGAATTCTTTCCGTTACAAAACTTTATGTCATATACTCAGCAAAACTGGATTGAATCATTTAAGATCAGCACAGATGTACATTCAACACCACAACCAGCTTTTGTTTGTATGTACATAGGTGGTTCATCAAGTTATCCAACTGGTGTTGCAAACGGTTTTACTGATGACGGTATTACTGACTTAGGTGGAAGTCAGGCTACAATTGATTTTAAAACAAAACCGCCAACAATTGATATTAATTCAGAAGACGGTAAACAAGAAACAAAAAATATGGGATTTCCTTGGAGGCAAGTAAGGGCATTCAGGGTTAGATTTGGCGAACAAAATCAGTCAATGTTTAATGACATTAAGATTGATAGTAAAGAATACCCAGAAACAAACGAAAGTATTCAAATATTGGCAAGATTAGCTGGTGATAATAAAATACAATCACCAGTACCTAAAGGACAAAACTTATATAGTCTTTATGAAAATAGAGCATATAGAGCCACCATTACTGGTTTGGGTAATGCCATGATACAACCAACACAATATTTTCAATTAGAAAATGTGCCTTTATTTAGTGGAGCATATATTATTCTAACTGTTGAACATAATATTGAACCCAATAAAATGACAACAAATTTTTCTGGTACAAAAATACTTAGATATCCCGTACCAAGAGTATTAAATGCAGCAGCAATCTTAGGATATGACGGTGGAGATTCTGATCAAACAAATCCATATACACAAGGTGCTGGCGAAGCTACAAAAGCATTGGCACAATCCATATCACAGGCAAGATTAGATGCATTTAACTCTGTTTATGGTGTTGATGTGTCATATGCCCAAGGAAACTTTAACTGGAATCTTGCCGTTAATAGCAGCAAAATGAATACTGACCCAAGTAATAACAATCCAAAAATTGAATTTGCATTAATGAAAACAAGTCAGGGTACTTTTAAAGATAGTCAGGTAGTAGCAAATTCTATTGGTGCAAAAGCAGCAGGACTTAAAATTGGTTACTATCACTATGCAGAACAATATAGAGGCGCAAGTGTTAATGCTGATATTATTGCAGATGCAACCAAACAGGCAAACTTTTTTGTAAGCACCGTAAATAACTTACCAAATAAACCCGACTTTCCTCTTATATTGGATATTGAAGATGATGATGAAAGAAATAAAAAATGGTCACTAATTAAACCAAATAATAATTTGTGGATTAATACTTTTATTTCAGTAGTAAAAGCTGCGAAATATAATATGATTCTTTATAGTGGTAAGCCTTGGCTTGATGACCACACAACTGGAAACTTTAATAATATTACTTTATGGCATGCTCAATATCCATATACTCCAGAAGTAACTCCCCCTTCAATTGCAACTGCATGGGCAAAACCTAATTCTGACCCAAAAAAGGGAAATGAGGGATGGACTGTATGGCAATTTAGTCCACAAGGTAAAGTTAAAGGAAACCAAAATTCTAAAAATGAAATTGATTTGAATATGATGAAAAGAGATTTTTTTAATTCGCCAAATAAAGCATAAATTATAACAAGTCTTTTTTAAGTTCATGAAGTCTAATGATATCATCATCCACAGATTCTGGACTGAATTTCATTTCCTTTAATGTCTTAACAGTACTTGCTACTCTATCTTTAACAACAGCATTTTCTTCATGAACGCTTTCCAATATAGAAATGTCTTCGTTCTTATAGCTTTCAAGAAGATTTTCTTTTGCCTTATCGTCTGATCTTATAAGTTTCTGAAGCAAAGTCCTATCGTCTTCAGATAAGGATTCATATTTAGCATTAAACTTATCGATTGCAATTTCAATAACGTCTTCATTTATAAGCTCAGTAGGTTCAACTACTTCTGTAATTGTTTGCTTGGTACATTTAACGTGATTTAACACAGTTTCGAATGATTCATGAATGTTATCAACATCTACTATATCATAATTGCTGAGTGATTCTTTAATTAAATTACCAACAGCAATATATAGTCCTACTTTATTGTCGTCAACCTGAATATCTTCAGTAAGAAATGGTTTTAGTTTCAAATGTTCTTTTTCAAGTTCATCAAGTGTATAAACTTCAAACAATTTAATATTATTGTCAATATAACGAGTTGCAACCAAATCATTTTCAATATGTTTATTTTCAATGTTGCTAAACACTTTAAATTCCAACTGTAAGATTGGAGAATTTTTTATCACATTGAAAAAGCTATTGGTTAATTGTTTCGATTCTTCAATTAAAGTATTACTAAAGTAAGCGTCCTTTAATTTCTTGGAAACTACTAAATTAACGATTCCTATATTGATGCTTTTCATACGATCTTATTCGATTTATTATAAATACTGTAATTAGTTATAAACGATTATTTTATTCTTCATTTAATTCGATGTTCTCAATGTTTTCAAAATCAATATCTTCTGATTCGTTGACTTTTTGTTGTTCATTAATGCTTTCAGTATTCTTAAGTAAAATGTTGATTTCATTAATCATGTCTTCAGCGTTTTTATTTAATTTAGTATTGATCATATCATTTTCTTTAATGATCTCTCTATGTCTGTTTTCCTGTTTCTGTTCTGGCTGTTTAGTTGTACCGAACACTAATTTTTCAAGATGATCATTATATTGCTGTTCAGTCATTCTTGATTCAGCTAAAGGTGGCATACCGCCACCAGCAGCACCACCAGCAGGAGCACCACCAGCACCAGCAGGTGGCATACCGCCACCAGCACCACCAGCAGGTGGCATTCCACCACCGCCAGCAGGAGGCATACCAGCAGGAGCACCACCAGCAGGTGGAGCACCTTCAGTACCACCAGTTGTAGGAGCACCAATTAATGCAGCTTCTGGTTCACCGAATCTTTTATCTATGTCTGTAAATAAACCTGATTTCTTAATTGTAACAGGAGAATCCATAAGTTCTTGCATAACAACTTTTTCCATTTTTTGTTGTTTCAAGTCTTCAACAATTTCTCTATCACTCATATTGAATAACATACGTTTTGCACCAGTATGTGACATTGCAGCAATACCAGCTTCAGCACGTGTTAATTCAGTATATGTTTGAGCTTTTTCACGTAACAATTCTGACTTAAGCAATTCTTGTTGTGTACTTGGATTGGTAAGTGTCAATGTAAAGTCGCTTAAATCTTCACCGCTATAACCCAACAGATACAAATGTATCATTGCCATTTTATTGAGTTCTTGAATCATTGCCTGTTGAATACGATTGATCTTTTTAGAGAATCTTATATCATATTGTGCCATGTTTTTACCAGCACCAGCAGCATCTTGAAATGATAAGAATGGTTTTGGTATACCAAGACCAATAAATAAGTTATCACGAAGATACTCAATGTCTTGTATTGCGTCTAAGTTCGTTGCTCCGGGGAGTGTATCAATACCTGTTTGTGTATTTGCGTTTCTTACTGGAAGGAAATAATCTTCATCGTTACCAAGTATATTGAAACGATAATCGATCTGTCCGTCATTCGGAGCTACCTGTGCAGTTTTTTTAAACTTGGTGGCAACCTTGTAGATATATTCTTCAATATCGTCTTCATCTATGTTACCAACGTCAATTTTGAATACTTTCTTTTCACCTGCACGAATAATACGATAAGTTAACATAGCATCTTCAGCCATAACTAACTGTCTGAAAACTCTACGTACCTTATTAAGTACTGATGAACCATAAGGAAGATATTTATCATCACCAAGAAGTCTAAAGTGAGCAATTTCAAATACATTGAATTCGTCACCTGTCATTCTTTCTTTAAATTTCACACTTGGCTTACCATTCTGGATTCTTTCATATCTTTCAATCTCATAATTAACCAATTGTTTTACGTGAGTAATACCTTTCTTTCTTTCACCATATAATAATACAAAGTTGTCACCATATTTAACCGTATTTCTTACCCAGAAAGGTAAGTTAACATTCACATTTACAGTATCATAAAAGAACTCTTCCAAAAGCATTTTAATACGTTCTTTATTGCTATAAACATTAAGCATCTTACCATTCAAACCAATGGTAGTTGCTTCTTCCATGAATAAATCCAATGCACTTGAAATGATTGGGTAATACTCCATACCTTCATAGTCAATATATGCTGGAAGTCTGGCTGCTTCATATTGAAGTGCTTTCTGAAAACCTCTGTCTGTGGTACGGAAGAACTTATTTTGAAGTTCTTGTTTCTGTTGTAACTCTAATCCTTTTCTATGTATTTCTTCGGGTGAAGTACCCTTGATAATAATTTTACTTTCTTTAGGTGGAGTGCTTGCAGATACCGTTGGTTGTGCAGTTTGTAAATCCATGCCACCAACATTCAAAAACTGAGTAAGTTGTTGATATATTGTTCCGCCTTTTTTTTCGTCAGCCATTTTTTATAATTTTTTATACTTTTTTATAAATACTATGATTTCCGTGAAAAGTCATGTGAATATAAATACATATTAATTTTTCTTTTTCTCTTTCAAACCATTAAATAACCACGCATTTGCTCCATAGGGATTTAATGGTGATGTGCTATTGGGTGAAATCATTGGCTTATTCTTAACATTGGTATCCCTAATGGTTTGTGTATTACCAGTTCTACTATTTAATCTCTTTCCAATCTCATTCATTTCATTGACAGTGATAATAGCATTAAGCATTTTTTCTGTAATACCTTTACTTTGTTTGTAACGAGCCATATCAAAATTAAGTACATACAAACCAAGAGATAGTCCCATAATTGAATCATCATGAAATGAACGTTTATGATCTGCAACACGATTACCGGGGACGGTAACAAAAGTTTTTAACTCGTTTAATAATCTAATTGAGTGAATTATAACGTCTTTTAAGTGAATTGATCTTTGTAATTCAAGAACTACTGAAGCACGGTTAGTGCCGATGAAGAATCCGGGTATCAAGTCTACGTTTATAACTGTTCCATCAGCCATAGTTTTCTGACCTTTTTTAATATAGCCTTGTAATCTGTCTCTACTTGGTTTATGTGTTACTTCTGCATGATGAACATTTTCATATCCATATTCAAGTAATTTTTCAACTGTTTGTACACCATAACCACCAGTGATATCAACTACAGCATAAGCATTATTATATGCTTTACCATATTGAAGTGCAATTTCAGCAAGCATTTGTGGAGTAACTTTACCATAATATTCAGCAACCTGTTCAACCCTGTGTCTTTTTATTTTATACTTTTTGGTTTTACCGTTTTTTGTAATAATTTTTTCTTCTATAACTTCCTTTGTTTTAAGCATATTCATAGTAGAATTATCTTCTCCGTGTCCGGGTGAGGCATCCAGTGCCATGATGTAATCTTCACCCACAATTGGGTCTTCCCAAATCCATACATTTTTATCAGTATATTCCTGACGAATTGGTGGTAACACTTCTTCGTCTTCAATACGTTTCAAATATTCTTCTGCAATGAAGTTGTCACCAGAACCAAGGAAAGAACATAAAAGTTCCTGTGCAATTTTACGCATATCTCCATTTGAACCATCAATTTGTTCTTGAAACCAAGGAGAACTTGCTTCCCAGCCATCATCCATCATTTGGATTCTCTTTTTATTGTCCCAACCTTCATCAACTATTTTAATTTCATTTTCTTTGCCTTTATTCTTTAACCACACAAGACCTTTATTATATCTTGGGTCGTTATACCACCAAATTTCAACTGCAGTAAAACCATTTTTACCTTTTCCTTCCTCATTTAATTCTCGTGCACCCATAAAATGTTTGTAGAATACTGCATCAAGACCTGAAGGAGTTGAAACCATGATTGCACCACCACCAGTACCCAGAGTAGGTCTTGCAGCAGTCCAGAACTTATCACCTTTTTCTGTCCATGCAGTTTCATCCCAAAAAATCAATGTTGGTGTCATACCACGAAGACCTTTAGAAGAGAAAGCACCTATTCTTGAATTATTGTCATAAATTTTATCTTTCTGAGTGTCTTTAAGATTTTTTATACTCTCTCTACCAGTTTTTGGTCTTAACCATTTAGGACAACCTTCTATGAATAAAACAACATCACTCATGATTTCATCACGTGCTGTTTCAAGTTTGTCAGCAACAATAGCAACTTGCCTGTTTGAATTGAACATTACATACCATGCAATATAAGCACAAGTGGTTGTTGAAACACCTGCCTGACGATATTTGTTAGCCACAACAAAACGATTCTCCATATAGGTATGTATCAATTCTTTCTGAAAATCAAACAACTTAAAGGGCACTATCAAACCAGCAGTACCTTGTGTTAAGTCGAAGACCGTAAGATATGTTTCAATAAAATAAAATGGACTCATACCACAACGAACAACTTCCTCTTCTTGTTCTACTTTAGTTAATTCAGATGCTTTCTTAACAACGCCAGATTTTGTAACAATAATTGGTTCAGCAGTACCGCCTTTCTTTCTAAGGTCAGCAGCAAATTTTCTGATTTCTTCTTTTTGTTTTTCTCGATTTAAGTCAAGAGGGATTAACGGTACGTGTTCGGGAAACAGATCGTCATTATCATTTTGAATAATATTATCGGGATTGATATCTTTAACACTCATTATAAATTTTTATAATAAATACTCTCCCAGCATAAAATCGCAAAACCCAATAGCAATCTGGTGCTATCGGGTTTCGATTTCCTTCTTCCACATGGTAAGATGAACTCTTTTATTTAAAAACCGCAGGGCAAGGCAATAATCTTGTACTGTCGTGCCCCGAAACCCCTTCTTCCGAATCTGGTAAGATGGGCAATTATAAATACGTTAAAACTTTATAGAAGACGTTTCTATAAATTCATTATTTTTTAAAATGATTTTTCTTGAATTAAGTAAATCTTTCACTTTAGCTAATGTCATGCCATAATGAAACACCAATAAAGGTACGTCAGCATTTTCTTCAGTGAACATATTGTCGTAATCACTTGAAGGATTACCATCAGCGTCTTTCTTTTCAACTTCATACGCAAGCGCATGTATTGTGTGATAACCATGCATGTATGGTCTTGTTGTATCTTCATGCAAACAGAATAAATCAAATGATTTAGTCTTTAAATTAAAAACAGCATTTATATAATCTTCTGTTGGTGGCATTGCATTATTACAAGCTGGCTCTAAATCCCAACACCAACTCTCCATGTCAATGTTTGTTTCATCAATGGAAAATATAAATTCATATAAGCCTTCATCTTTCGAATTGTACCCAATCTTAAGTACATAAATCAACCTCAACTTGCTATCTTCATATTCCATGATCAGATGTTTTTTATAAATACACCCCTGAAAAAAAAAGCCACTTTATGTAGCTTAAAATTTATCGAGATTTAATCCAGTAACTTTTTTTATTTCTTCATGTAGTATGGTTATACACATATCGAATTGTCTTAATTTTTTATTTTCTTTATTTTTAATAATTAAATATGCAATTTGAAACAAAACTCCCAGACCAATTGAAACGTAAACCAAAGTACTGTATTTCATCCAAAGTAATGCCATGAATAACATGATATAACTTTCATAATGAAGAGTTTGTTTCCAAGAACCCATTACAAGCAACACATCGTCTTTGTACGTTTTTAAAAGTCTTCTGTATTCAATCCAGTCGCAATCAGAATTATCTTCTTTCGTGCCCTGCACCTTAAGAAAGATTTCATCTTCTTTTTTCTTTGACCCGCCTATATATGTTCTGCGGTATTTGTTTTCGACTATCTCTACTTCTATATCAAACATAATTAATATTTTGTTACTTATACGGAAATTATTTTATAAAGGTTACAAAAAAAACCCGAATTTCTTCGGGTTCTTTATATTAATCTTATTTGTGTCATTTATTAAACTCCACCCATTGCTGTGTGTCCCATCGTGCCACCACTTCCAAAACTACTCTTGGTTGCTGCACTCTTAAGTGTTTCTGGTGCAAATAACAATGTTCCATCAGGATTTGTTCTTAAAGTACCACCATTATTTTCAACATATTGCTTAAGAAGATCATATTTTACATTTATTGGTGCTTTTTGTGCTGCTCTTGCAATTGCTCCCATTTGTGGGTTAGTTAAAATCAATCTGAACGCTTCATTAAAAAGATCGAAAACTCCTTTTTGATCATTTGGGTCTAATTTAGTGAATTTTTCTTTTACACTAAACCCAAATATTTCATTTAGATTTTCCTTTTTTTTTAAAGCAACGGCTTCAAACAATTTAAACTGGTTGTCAATAACTGCGTCAAGTTTTACTAATGTAGGAGATTTTTTACCTTCATTCAAACTTGGTTTTCTTATGCCAGCATGTTCTTCAAGACGTGCACGAATATACTTTCTGAGTTTCTGTTCTGATTCACTCATTTGTACACTTTCGTTTTCAATACCTTTTTTGAAACGTTTTGCAAGTGCTTTTTTTGCAGGAGTACAACTTGGTTTTGTCATTGGAGTGCAATCACCTTTATGTTCAGGATTAACTGCTTTCTGAATCCATTTGTCGTCACCTTCTTTAAGATATGCATTAACGCCTTCAGCTATTTGTTTGATTAATCTTTTTTTAGCTTCATTCATGTTAAGCGTAACAGTCTTATCTGGTTCAATTTTAATTTCAACGCCAGCACCTTCAGGTTTAACAACGCCACCGCCCAATGTTTGAGCATCTGGAGCAAAACTAAAACTTGGTTTTGCTTCTGGTTCTGGAGCTACATTATCAGCACCTACTTCTGGAGTTTCTTCACCAGTTTCAATTGCAGGAGTTTCTTCACCAGTTTCTGGTGTAGCTACTTCTGTATTATCTGTTTCGGGTTCGTCAGTTTCTGGTTCATCTTCTTCCTTTAATATATTTGGTTGTGCCTGAACTTGATCAACTGGCATTGTACCTTCTGATTTAAATTTACTTAAGTCAAGAGCACCCTTAGAACCTCTAAGTTGATTTGACATTATTTGTGCAAGACTTCTTACATCAATTGCAGGTTGACCAGCTTTTGCAGCACCAGCATTTGCAGCAGCGATTTGCTTACCTAAGTCAGCAGCCATTGCTTCAAGTTTACCTAATGCAGCATTTTTACCTTTTATACCTGATCTAACATCCTGTGCCTGACTACCTGCCTGATATGCTTGTTTAGCAGTATCAACAGCATTTCCAACGCCAGTCTTAACTGCGTTATAAGCACCACTTGCAGCATTACCAATACCTTGTGCAGCACTCTTAACACCACCAGCAACACCTTTAGCAGCACCAGCAATACCTTTGCCAATTCCACCAAGAGCAGCTTTACCTAAACCAGCTAAACCACCGCCCCATGATTCTTTAAGCTGAGTCATTGCATCTTCTTCACTTGATTCATTCATTGAATCAACCTGTGGTTGCATTTTTTCAGCATAGTCATCACGACCATAATCTGATTTCAATTTATCAAGAACTTCAGGAGCTAATTTTATAATTAAACTAATTGTTTTTTCGTCACCATCATTCATACCTTCTTCACCTGCACCAACATAACCGTTTACAACATTTGCTTGTTCTTCACTTCCGCATTCCATGAATGCTTCTGGACTTGAATAACCACGTGATTCAGCATATTTACCAAAACCACCGCATTCTGCGCACTGATCTTCTTCGATTCCAGCTTCTGGTTCTGCTTTTGGCTCACCCTGATCTACACTTTGAGCCAAATCTTCAACTTCATCATCACCCACAACTTTAAGAATACCGTCAGCAATTTCTTTTCTGTCTTCGATATCCATATTTTTTAGTTTAGGTTTGTATGCTGCAATAATTGATTTCAAATTACCTGCAACAATATTATCTTCCATGTCAGTTTTTCTAACTTTTTCACCTAACTTACCGATCAATTTATCAACTTCTTCGTCACCAACAGGTACTTCTTCACCAGTTGCATCACCAGCAGGAGCAGCATCATCAGCAGGTGGGAGTTCTTCACTACCAGTTCCGTCACCTTCAGGTGCAGGAGTTTCGTCACCAGTAGTAACATCAGTTTCTTCTCCACCAGCAGGAATAGGTTCTGCATTATCTGCAGGAGGTTCACCACCAGCATCAGCAACAGGTTCTGCAGGAGCGTCCAAAGGAGCACCTGCTGTTTCAGGACTTTCAGGACCTATTTCTGGAGCAGCTTCTGCACTTGTAGCAGCTTCTAAATCACCCAATTTGCTTTCCGCATTGTCAATTTCTGCACCAGCTTTGTCTTCATTAAGTCTTTTCTTTTTACTACCGTTTTTGTCTACTTTTGTAAGACCTTCATTAATAGTACCAAAAATCATATTTCTTTGCTTTTCAGCTTCAGATAATTTAGAATATTGGAATTCTTTAATGTTTGACAAGCCACCAATATATGCAAAATCAGCAATGTTAGGGTCTTGTTTAATACCAGCTTTCTTAATATAGTAGTTATGATTTTCTTTAACGATGCCATATGCTATACCGTCTGCTGCTCTTTTGTAGTCTATCAAAGTACCTAAATTACGGGTGTTATCCTTTAAGATTGGTTTATTTACTTCTGCCAATTCTTTTAGTCTTTGGTAAAATGCTTCTTCTGATGCATGTCTTTTCATGTGAATATTTTTAAAATGTGTATTATTTAACTTTATATTTTTTTTATAAATACTTTATTATGACCAAAAAAATACTATTAGAGTATTAATTCGTGCTTTTCGTTGATTATTTTGTTCTTAATTAGCATTTCTATAACTCTGGGAGTTAGTAGGTTTTTTCTACGATAATTCTCAATAATTGATAGATTTGCTTTTTCACGGGAAATGTTTTCATTTAAAAACCTCACGTTTTTATGCAAATCTTCCACAATGTCGTAAAAAATCTTTTCGGATTTTTTCATTTCGACATACTCAAGTAACTGTGCTTCTGTTAAAATATATCTGTTCATGCTAAAAATTCATTTAAACTTAATTCCTTAGTTAAATAGTCGTTTTTAAATTCAACCATTTTTTCAAGATAGCCAGTGTTTCTTAATACTTTAAATACAAGATTTTCAGTTGAAAATTCACCACTGCTATCAAGTCCAGATTGTCTGTATTTTTTTATTTTGTTTTTTAACTGTTCATGTTTCTTTAAGAAGTCATTCTTATTTTTATTAGTTTCAAGATCATCAATTGCATTCATAATGTCTGCAGATTTCAATTGAACATTAGCAGTATCAACGTTTACAATTTTTTTGGTTGGTTTTCTAATCCATTCGTCTTTAACCAACGAATATGTGCCAGATGAATGATGTGGTTCATTTGCGTCTTGGAAATACGTTTCAATATCATGACCCTTTACCTGTATTGGAAGATGATCTGCCCAAAGCTGTTTCTTCAACTTAAAAAAGTCGCCAACAAATTCTTTATTTTCAGAAATCTGATTAAAATCCAATATGATATGTACATCCAAATCAGATTCATCATTATAATTATAGTTAGCCATACTGCCTGTCAACATAATGTCATTGAATTTCAAATTTTCAACATCACTGAACTGAATAAACCTTTTTGCATTCAATAACAATATCTTTCTTACGTCTGGTTTCATTTTTTCTTCAGACTCCCAAATAAGCGAACTAAGTGTATCATTAAATTTTATTGATGATACATCAACTGTGTCAGGTTCAACAACTTCTTTCAGTACATCTGAAATATTATTTCTTGACCAATATCTGCTTGACCAAAATCTTGGTTTCTTTTCTTCTTCAAACATATTATTCTCTATCTAACATTTCACTTATTTGCTTAATGGCTTGAGTAAACTTCGGTTTTCTTTCTACCATTAATCTATATAATGTGTCAATCACATCATAATCTTGTTCATCAAACAACTGATCAATAACCGCTTTTAGTTTTTCCGCCTTTATTGCATAATCAGGATTGTTTTCTCCAAACTTATTAATATCATAACCCTTATCAAAGTCTTCTCTTAACTTAAACTTAGGGTCTAACTTTGCAACCATTTCAAAGAGTTGTTTTTTTGTATTTTTAGAATTTGCCATGCTTTATGTCTTTTATTGTCTTTCTATTTTTATATGATTGCTTTGCTTTTTCACCAGCTTGTTGTGCGCCATGCAATAATAATGCAAAATTACCATCATGTTTATATGCCATAGTATCATCAATATCAATTGGCAATCTTAAATTTATTGCTTCTTCAGGTGAATTAACAATAACTGAATGTTTTAAATCATGTTTACTAATCAATTCATCTTTTGTTCCGCCAACACTTGCAATTAATTTAAAATTCTGTGGTATTTCTTTCATTCTTTTAATCCAAAACGGCAATGACTTTGTGTATGCATAAAAAAGAATATCAGGTCTTTGTCTTGCAACCTCAAGCCAAGCATCAAAATACTCCAGCTTATAAAAGTCACCAGATTCATGTACTCTAAATACATCAATCTTACCATGTCCTTGTTCAAAATATTTCAATGATCTTAAAATAAGATCAACTTTACCCTGCATGTCAAACTTATTTAAAAGGTCTAAGTTAGTCCAGCGCATCTTTTGTGCGTGAGGATACATTGCTTCTTCACTTGCACCATAACATCTTATATCTCCAAAGTCCTGTACCATTAGTCCAGTTTCAGGGTCACGTTCCCTGTTTCTTGGGACTTTTGTTTTACAAATATTTGCAAAAGGACAAGTGTAACCAGCAGGTAATGATAAATATGGATGATCTAATTTATCATTAAACGGACTAATCGTCAAAACACAATCTTCTTTTTCATTGATCTTTTCTGTATTTCTAAGATGTGCATATGGGTCAAAGTCTTCTTTTTCACTTAATGCAATAAATTCCTTTAAATAATTAGCATCGTTTTCAATATTGCCTGAAAGTTTATTGTGTTCATTA